GGATAGAACCTTTTTTAGCGTTCATTCTATCTGCTTTGCCAAGGTCTTTTGCACCTTTTCCGTCAGCTGCAAAGAAAGGAACTGATTTTCCTTTTACTTTAACCATTGCAAGTTTGCCACCTTTCATCATAGGTCGCTTTTTCATCATCATACCGCCACCCATTTTTTTAACACGTCCACCTTTCATGTATCCTTTAGGTGTAACCTGTTTGTTATATAGTCTGTTTGCCATTATTTTTTTCCTCCGTTCCTAAATATTTGTGTTCCCTTAATACCAAAAATACTTGCCACGACAAGTATCCATAGGTTTGTAAACCAAGATGGAAGAGTAGAAAAATATTCAAAGAATAACTTTACCTTATCCATCGCTGTCGGATCATCACTTAGAACCGCCCAGGCCAACACTATAATCGGAGCCGATAAAATAATCAATACAAATTCGTCTTTCCAGTCCGATTGTCTTGCCTCTAAAAGCTTGCCTTGGTAAGCTTCTTCGCCTTTGGCCATACGTTCAGCATGCATTAATTGTGCATCAGACATAGCCATCTTAGTTTTCTGACGGTTAGAATATATCTTTGCGCCAGCTTGCAGCGCAATCTTTGCTAAACTGAACCAAGCCA